CATCTAATCATCAGGCTCTTCCTTGGTCGGTTCGACCTGATGCTGGCAAGATGACGGGGGTCACCCCTACACCATGAAAACTATGAAATTTCTCTCTGTCTGCAGCGGCATAGAAGCCGCATCGGTAGCGTGGGAGCCGTTGGGTTGGGAAGCGTCTGGCTTTGCTGAGATCGAGCCGTTCCCTTGCGCTGTGTTGGCGCACCACTATCCTGACGTACCAAACCACGGCGATATGTCGCTGCTGCCTGGCAAGATCCGTAACGGCGAAGTTGAAGCGCCTGATCTGCTGTGCGGTGGCACACCCTGCCAAGCCTTTTCTGTTGCCGGCCTGCGCCAATCATTGGATGACGCGCGCGGCAACCTGACACTTACCTTTTGTGAGATTGCCGATGCCATCGATTCAAAACGAGAACAGCCCTGTATCGTCTTCTGGGAAAACGTCCCCGGCGTCCTCAACACCAAAGATAATGCCTTCGGGTGCTTTTTGGGAGCACTTGCCGGCGAAGATGACGCACTCGTCGCGCCAGGGGGCAGATGGGCTAACGCTGGTTTTATCGATGGCCCCCAAAGAGCAGTCGCGTGGCGAGTCCTCGACGCCCAATATTTCGGAGTGGCCCAACGACGCCGTCGTGTGTTCGTTATCGCAAGTGCTAGAGCAGACTTCGATCCCGCAGCGGTTCTTTTTGAGTTCGAAGGCGTGCGCCGGGATACTGCGCCGAGCAGAGAAAAGAGGGAAGGTGTTGCCAGTAGCACTAGAACAGGCGCTCAAGGCTGTAGTCATTGGGATGGAGACTTCCCCCACCCAACCCTAAATCAATCATCCAATTGCGGTGGTGTTGGATCAAGCAATCAGGAAATATTCAGCCAAAGAGGTGCATATTTAGCACCAGTAAAACAATGGCCAGCCGAAATAAGCAGCACATTAGACACTACGTTCGGCACAAAACAAGGATTAGAAAATCAGCACGTTAATGCTGGTTGCCCGATGTTCGTGCCAGCGCAACCCATTGCCCTTGCAGAGAACACCATTGGACGGCAACCGCAAAACGGAGGTAACGGCGATGGATTTACTGAAGGTGGCCCGATGTACACGCTGAACGCGACAGGGGTGCATGGTGTGGCACAGCCGATTGCTTTTGAACCAGGTAAATTAAAACGGCTTGGGTACGGTGATGCAGAACCCGGTTTATCGCCAACGCTCCGCGCTGATGCTGGCGATAATCAACTAGCGGTAGTGCAACCAATAGGATTTACTCGCTGCGACCACGGTGGGGATGCCGTAATTGATGGCACGCTTGCCAAGGGGCAGCACCCGCCGCTTCTGACGCAGCCCATTACTTTTGGCGCACAGATGTCTGTACCGCAGACCGATGTGGACATGGTGCAGACGCTTCAGGCCAAAAACCCTATGGCGGTGGCGTTCCAATTAGCAGGTGATCGCGACAATCCAAGTGTTAGCGTCAATGAGCAAACCGCATTTTGCTTATCTGCAAATCCGATGTCAGATCGCGGTCAGTCGGTTGCAATCAACATGGCCGTGCGTCGCCTAACCCCAGTCGAATGTGAGCGGCTGCAGGGTTTTCCTGATGGGTACACCAACATCCCTTGGCGCAAACAGCCAGAGTCGCCTGACGGCCCACGCTACAAGGCGTTAGGCAATTCATGGGCTGTGCCCGTAGTTCGATGGATTGGAGAGCGAATTGAGCGTTCTCTGGATTGATTTTGAAACCCGGTCGAAGTGCGACCTCTCCTCGCGTGGAGTCTATAACTATGCCCAAGATGGAACCACCGATGTACTTTGTATGTCCTACGCGTTTGATGACGATGAAGTTATCACCTGGACTCCCGACCAGCCATTCCCTGACGCGGTTCGGCATCACAAGGGGCGAATCTACGCTCATAACGCTGCGTTCGAGCGCCTTATATTCTGGTACGTCTTACAAATTAATTTCGATCTCACGCAGTTCTATTGCACAGCGGCACAAGCGCGTGCTAACTGCTTGCCTGGATCTCTCGAAGACGTCGGACGCGCCATCTCCAGCGTCATGCGAAAAGACCATCGAGGTGGACAACTTATCCGACTACTTTCCATCCCTCGCGCTGATGGATCGTTTAACAATTCGCCAGAGCTAATGGCCGAGATGGTCCAGTACTGCGAGCAGGACGTCAGAGCCATGCGCGCCATCAGCAAGGCCATGCGCCCGCTCTCAGACGAGGAGCTGGCCGACTACCACACCAACGAGCGCATCAACGACCGGGGCGTGTTGCTAGACAAGCCGCTGGCCGAGGCCGCCATTCGGTACGCGTCGGTCGAGCTTGAAGAGATCGAGACGCTGGTGCAGGAGCTGACCGAGGGCGCCATCAAGTCGGTGCGCAGTCCGAAGATGAAGGCGTGGGTGATGGAACGTGTCGGGCCGCAGGCATTAAAGATGATGGAGACGTACAAGGACGGCGACTTGAAGTACAGTATCGACAAGACCGTGCGCGCTAATTTGTTGGCTTTTGCCGAGGAGACCCCCGATGAGATTCCGACCCATGTTGCGGACGTCATTCAATGCGCAGATGACCTCTGGGCGTCGTCGGTTGCGAAGTTCAGCCGCCTTGCGAGCCTGGCAGATGAAGACGATCACCGAGTACGAGGTGCTTTCGTATTTGCAGGAGGATCTGCCACCGGACGTGCTTCAAGCTATGGCGCGCAAGTTCACAACTTTACGCGCAAGTGCGCCGCAGCCCCAGATGATGTTAGGCACGCTATGGTCCGAGGCCACAGCGTCGTCCCAAGATTTGGAAAACGCGTTACTGATGTTCTCAAGGGAATGCTCCGGCCCGCACTGATACCCGCGCCCGGTAAACAATTCGTTGTCGCTGACTGGTCGGCGGTCGAGGCCCGCGTCACCGCATGGGCGTCAGCCGACCCGCAGGCCGAAGAGGTGCTGCAGGTCTTCCGCGAAAACCGCGACATTTACAAGCGCGAGGCCGCCGGCATCTACCGGGTCGCCGAGGACGCGGTCGACAAAGAGCAGCGCCAGATCGGCAAGGTCGCGATTCTCTCACTCGGCTTCGGCGGCTCGATCGGCGCCTTCGCCGCGATGGGCCGCAACTACGGTGTGTTCATGCCAGAGTCCGACTCCCGCCGCATTGTCGACGCTTGGCGCCGCGCGAATGCGTGGGCGGTGCGCTACTGGGGCAAGCTCGAAGAGGCGTACACGCGGGCGCTACGCAATCCTGGGCGCGAGTTCTCCGCCGGGCGGGTGACGTACCTGTTTCAGGGCCAGCATCTTTGGTATGCGCTGCCCAGTGGGCGCGTCTTGTGCTATCCATTTGCTAAGTTTGAGGGTGACGAGATCACCTACGTCAAGGCCGCCTGGAAGCCAGCAGCGGACGCGAAGGAATGGCCGCGGGCGCGCTTGTGGCGAGGGCTGGCTTGTGAGAACATAACGCAAGCGATCGCCAACGATCTGCTGCGGCACGCTTTACGCCAGCTCCCTGACGTAGTGCTGCATGTACACGACGAGATCGTACTGGAGACGGCTGACCCTGATGCACCCAATACCCTAAAGCAAGTAATGTGTACGCCGCCCGAATGGGCGGCTGGACTGCCTTTGTCCGCTGAAGTCGAAGTGATGAATCGTTACGGCAAATAAAAAAGCCGCCTGGCAGGGCGGCTCTTTCAACTACAAGGACTGCAATGGATTTCCTCGAATTTTATACCAAATTGGCACCGCAGGGTGAGACTGCGCTCGTCATCCGTCAAAAGCCCAAGTTGAAGGGCGGTCAGGTGCAGCTGCACCCCGATGGCGCTGTGATCTGTACATGGCCGGCGTATCTGCCGGACTACCCGACCAAGCCCGATTGGGCAATCTACGGCAATACTGCGTCGTTCATTATCGACCGCTTCAAGGATGGGCACGTCTCAGCATCTAAAGACAACTGCGACTACGTTCTTGTGATGGTGCTGGATGACGTAGGCGACCCTGAGAAGGCGCCCAATATCCCACCGTTAGCACCCACTTGGATCATGGAGACGTCCGAGGGGTCGTTCCAGTGGGGTTACGCATTCTCGGACCAGCCGACCAAAGGCGAGTACGCCGCAGCCATTGACGCCATCATTAAGGCCGGCTACTGCGACCCAGGCGCCAACAATGCGGTGCGCAACTTCCGCCTGCCGGGATCAATCAACATCAAGCCGGGGCGTGACTTGTTCGCGTCGCGTTTGGTCGAGTTCCACCCGGACCGCGAGTTCACCCTGCCCGAGATCTGCGCAGCTCTAGGCGTCACGCCGTCCGAGCCGTCATCACTGGGCGTGCGCCCTATCCGACTCTCAGACGATGGCGCGGATGACGTGATGGCGTGGCTGTCCGCGCAGGGCGTGCTGTTGTCTACACCGAACACACGCGGGTGGGCGGCGGTTATCTGCCCGAACAAGGATCAGCATACCGACGGCAACCCCGAGGGCGGCTATAGCCCGTCAACGAGGTCCTACCGCTGCCTGCACAGCCACTGCGTCGACTTCGACTCTCACGCGTTTCTGGACTGGGTCGCTGCCAATGGTGGGCCAAAGCACGCGCCTGGGCTGCGTGAGGAGCTACTGGCGGCGGTGATGGACCAGACGCTCTCAAAATTGCAGCCGACCGAGGCATTCCCGGACAAGGGCGCTGAAGTGATCGCGGAAGTCGAGAAAAAACAACTGGATAGAATCGAAAAAGAGAGCTGGTACAGCCGGTTTTCTTACATTCTGAGCGAGGATTCATTTTTTGATATGGAAATGCGCCGCGAGGTAGATCGACCCGGCTTTAATGCTTTGTATCGCCATGTCCTGTGCCATTCTATCCATAAGCAGGGTAAAACCCCCCGTCGCATCGAGGCGTCAATCTGCTATGACGAAAACCGGCAAAAGAAGGGCGCTTTAACTTTGGCCGGCATTACCTACGCCGCCGGCGAATCGGTCCTTGTGTCGCGTGAGGGCCAAGCATATGGCAACCGATGGAAGGACCACCGCCCGAAAATTTCAAGCAATACGATTAGCCCGAAGAAATGGTTAGACCATGTCGAGCATATGCTCCCCGACCCGGTCGAGCGCAACCATGTTTTGAACGTCATGGCGTACAAATTGAAAAACCCGAACCGCAAGATCAATCACGCGGTATTGCATTTAGGCGTCCAGGGAAGCGGTAAAGACACCCTTTGGGAGCCGTTATTGTGGGGTGTGGGTGGCGCAAGTAAAGCGAACGTCAAAACCCTAAAGAATGAGCAAATAACGTCTCAGTGGGGCTATTCGCTTGAGTCTGAGATTATGGTTTTTGAAGAGCTGAAGGAGACCGAATCGAAGGACCGGCGCGCGCTTGAGAACAACCTGAAGCCGATTATTGCAGCGCCGCCAGAGTTTTTGCAGGTTAATCGCAAGGGTCTGCACCCGTACGACATTCTAAACCGCGTGTTTGTTTTGGCATTTTCCAATGAGCGGGCGCCGCTGTCATTGCCGTCCGAAGATCGCCGCTGGTTTGTCACCTATTCAGCCGCGCCAAGAATGGCCCTTGACGAGGGCCGCATGTTCTGGGAGTGGTATGAATCCGGCGGTCTTGAGGCCGCGTGTAAAGTGCTCTATGAACGCGATGTAAGCAAATTCAACCCCGGCGCGGCTCCACCACTAACAGAGGCGAAAATCATCATGATCGAGCAGGGCAGGTCGACCGCCGAATCCTATTTGGTCGAGATGATCGAGCGCCGTTTGGGCGAGTTCTCGTCCGGTGTGGTGGCTGCGCCGTTTTATAGCTTGTGCGACCGCTTGCAGGGTGGGGCGCCAATGAACACCCGCGTGGTACAGCAGGCGCTTTTGCACGCGCTGAAGGAAGCCGGGTGGGTCGATATGGGGCGCTTAAAATCGCGGGAATTCGAAACCCGTAAGCATATTATCTGTGCGCCAGAGCTAGCCGCCACGGCCACTAAATCCGAGTTGCGCCGTATGGTCGAGGAAACCCCGCCGCCGTCAGCGGTCAGGTTGGTCAAGTAGACGTAAAAAAGCCCGGCACTAGGCCGGGCAAAGCCCGCCGGAGGTTTGCGGGCGACTCAAGTGCGGCCGGAGAGAGACCGCGTCACAACCCTAGCACGACCGCGAGCAGCGCCGCAAGTATTAATCCGATGAGAGCGAACATGCGGCCTCCAATTCAATGTCTTTAATAATGTCATCTTTCAACAGGTCGACCACGTCAACACCGCCAGCGTAGGCGTGGACTAACCAGGCATTGGCCGCTAGGCCGACTGACCGATCGGCCGGTTCCCAATCGACAAAGCAGAGCAGTTCGGTGTCGCCGTGCGTGTACGTGTACGGCCACAAGTGCTGCGGCCAGTGCGTGCCGCTGATATCAGTTTGCGTTTTCATTCGGATATATCCTCCAGCAAAGGGATTGACGGGTCGTACTGCGCGGCGCTTTCGGTACTGGCACCGGTATAGTCGACCGATTGCAAAAAATTCAAGGCATCAAACCGCCGAATGTAATGGGCCGTCGACATATTCGGAGTCCATGTAGGAAACTTGCGGATATCTTTAGGCTTTTTCGGTTTCCAGGCTTTGCGCGCCGCTTTGGCTAGTTCGACCGGATCGCGGTCGAATTTCACTCTATAGGTTGTTCCGTCTACTTTTATCGTTTGCATAATTCAGCCTCCAGAAGGTAAGTATTGATTAAATGCAGCGCTTTTTCGGCGCTTGTCAGGCCTTCATCCGGTTCGGGATTATTGATTGCATCCGATAAGGCATCGCGTGCCTGCCAAAGTAGCGATTCATTGGCGCCGATAATGTCGGCCGTCTCTTGCGCGCGCAGGATCGCGTTTTTAAGTTTCCCCATTGTGTTACTCCTCTTCAGTTAAATCGCAATTCTCAATTGTGAATGAAATTATGTTTCCAAATTGACTAGATAAAAATTCTAGTTCTTCGCGTAACTCTTGCCAGGCATCCGATTCACTATCGGCTTGCATATGCAAAACGCACTCAAAACGATAAGTCTTTACCATAGTGCTACTCCATGCGTTTCGATTGTCGGAACAGCGCGCGCCGGTACGGGCACGCGCCGGGTTATATACCGGCCGTTAGCCGGCGGATAATCCAGCCACTGAATAACCGCGTCAAAACAGTCTAAGCGGCCGTACTGCAGGCGATAGCGGCCGCTCATAGGGTGCAACACCCGCAACAAGGCGCGTCAATACACCGGCCGCGCGCGTTTTGGTAGTACGTGCGCGCGCCGTGTTCGCCGTAAAGCGTGATAGTGTCAACGGCCGTGCGCCGGCGCTCTAATAGCACCGTGCGACCCTTAGACCATTGGATTAAATCGCC